TAAACAGAAATGGAGATTGCAACGCACACAGCAATCCACTTTATGACATCGGTAATCTGAATCCACTTCATTCCGAATCCCTCCTTTCCTCCACATAGCACCAGCTCTGCGGCGCTTCATACAGGGTGCAGCCATTGACTGCACAGGTGGGCGGCTCCATATAGTTGCCAGACGGTTGATAGTTCTCGCAGTCTGCATTGCCGCAAACACCAGTCCCGTTCATGCCACAGAAACCGTGGCGGGAAAAGTCCTCCAGCTTGAGCGGCTCCTCGTAGAGCTTCAGCTGAGAGATCTGCCAGCCGTATACCGGCTCACCCTGCGCATACTTTACGATTTCATCAAGGGTCAGGCAGCTTTCATACAATGCAGGGAAGCGCTTGATGCTGATGCCCTTGCCGATCGGCCTGAACACATCAAATCCGATGCAGACGAACTCACCGAAAACAAGGCCGCTCCCACGACCGCCATCCATGGTCTCATAGATATAAACCTTGAACGGCACTTCCAGCTTCGGGCAGGTCTTGCGGACCTCAACCGTCTTGCGCCCCCGCCGGATCAGGTCACACCACTTGGGCTTGATGCTGATAAGGACTGCTTTCATGTGCTCACCTCTTCTTCCAAATATTTTTTATCGTAAAACATTCCGTCCTCGGAAATGTCAAACTCCTCATGCTCCCAGTATGCGCCGCAAAAACTGCCGCATGATGCTGTCATCGAATTTATGGGACCGGCATCGGTGACGATGTACCGTTTGGACAGTTTCCCGTTCATCAGAACTTTGTAATCTCGTGATGTCTGATAATACTCGGAAACTATAATTTCCCCGCCGCACAAAGGGCATCGAGCACGGATTGCTTCTTTCACTTCCTGTCCACCTCCGCGCACGCCTTGCGGCACATCTCGCACTTTTTGTACGGTTCATCAAGCCAGCAGTTGAATAACAGGCACTTAGGTTTTCTATATTCCGGCTGTGCCTTATTTCCGTGTGTCTGGGTACGAATTGCATGGTACTTGCACACTTCTTCTCCCCAAAAGTCCCCACCGAAACTGCATTTTCCATATTCCGGTGACACTTCATGCGAAACTGTGATGGTTTTTTCTTTCATTGCTTTTCTTCCTCCGGCGGCTCCAGCAGCGGCACCCACAAGTGTCATTGCTTCCGCCCTCATTCATGGTACATACGCTTGTTGCGGTCCCACTTCATCGTGACCGGGTTGCCGCACTTGCAGGGCACCGTGATTTCGGGGTCTTCCAGATTGGTGCGGCCGTGGGCTTCAAAGTCACAGCAGGGGCAGGTGAACTCATACCGTGTCAGGTTGTCCAGCTGAACTTCCCCGCCGCAGCGGCAGGTCACGCTGGCGCTGGGTTCCCGCAGGAAGCGGCCAAATACGTCGCCGCATTTCGGGCAACGCAGGCGCAGGACACCGTAGGCCGTGCCCTTGTGGATTTCTTTCCGCTGGACACGCTTAGGCTCTGCCCCCGCAGGGGGGCTTGCCTTTGCCTTTTCCGGGATGCCGCCGCTCAGCGCGCAGGCGGCAGCATTGGCGCTGACTTCCTGCAATGCCCGGCTCAGGTCAGACTTGATGCTGTGGATTTCTGCCGCATCCGGGGCGGCCTTGAGTTCCTCGTGGCGCAGGCAAAAAGTAATCAGGCTCAGCTTCACAGCGCTCTGCTCCAGACGCTCCAGTGCAGAAACAGGGATAGCCCCCATAGTTTTCTCATTCATCGTTTTCAGTCCTTTCTTCGTCTTTCCTGCAAGCCTGAACGGCATTGCAAGGTTCATCACAGGCTTTGCAGCACTTATCACAGTTCGGGTGTGCCGCCTTGCAGTAGTCGCACTCCGACCGCTTCTTTTCATCAGGGCCGTACTCCCGGAAAATCTTGTGGGTGCCGTCCCTCAATGCCTGCTCATCGTCGCTGATCTCATACCCCAGCGCCGTCAGCATTTCATAGGTGGCATCCAGTGTCGGATTTTCCCGATAAGAGTACACATATTTCTGGCGCTCAACATTCCAGTCCTTACTCCAGTAACCGCAATAGCTGCTGTCCATCGAAGAATAGGCAAGCGCCAGCAGCACCTTTTCCGGCATCGTGCCGTAGACCCCATCTTCATCCAGAATTTTGTACCAGTCCTTGCCGGAACTGTCCACAAATTCCTGAGACAGCTCCACACCGAGGATGTTTCCAATCAGCGTCAGGTCTAAATCAAAATTATCGTCTGCGGCACAGGACATGTAGCGAGCAATGGCCGAGAAGCCCTTTTTGCAGTCGGTAGGAGCCAGTTCCACCACGAATTCACGGCGGAGGTTGAACATAAGTTCCGTTATGTTGTGGAAACTTTCCCCAATCATGCGTTCTTCCTCGCGGGCGGCATCCCGCTTTGCCTTTTCGGCATCCTCTGCGGCCACATCACGGGTCTTGTACAAATCAATCTGCCCACTACTCACCTTGTAGAAATACTGGACATGATCTGCATCTTCCGGCACAACAACATCTTTGGTGATGTTCCACTTGCTGTACCCGGTAACGTGTTCGTGGGTCTGATAAGTAGCATTCGGGTCTTCGATTGCAAATTTCTTGAGGTCTGCAATCCATTCAGCCTTGCGGTGTTCCCACTTCTGATTTTCCAGAACTTCCTGCATCACCCGGCGGAAGTTCTGAGTGCCAAGAGCTTCCAGCGCCTTATTTTTGTCCTCAACGCTCTCAATCTTATCCAGCTCTGCGTAGTCCGAAAGAGTGGCGCCGCGAAGTTCTGCCCGGCGGAACGCATCCCGGTCAAGAGAAAGGAGCTTCACCCTGCGGCGGATGGTGGACTGGGAGAAGCCAGACTTGGATGCCACCTGCTCTACCGTGTCGCCCAGATCCAGCATCAGCTGGAAGCCCTGCGCCTGCTCATAGGTAGTCAAGTCACTACGCTGCATGTTCTCAATCATCATGGTTTGCAGCTGTTCCCTTTCGTCCATTTCCACGACTACGCAGGGCACTTCAAACAATCCTGCCTGTTGTGCGGCCGCGGCCCGGCGATGCCCGATGATGATGGTGTAGTCATCGCTGGACCACACAGCCTTGGGTGTCCATGCTGCCGCTGCTGCTGCGGCATCCCCGCCCTCGTCAACGCACTTCGCAATGTACTCCCGGCTGTTGAGGTAGTGGCCGGGGATAACGGTCAGGTTCTGGAAGATGCCGTTCTCTTTGATGCTGGCGGCAAGTTCCGTCAAATCCCCCAGTTCCTTGCGGGGGTTATCAGGGTGCGGATGCAGTCTCCTGCACGCAATGTTCGTGATCTCTGCCATGATTTATTTTCCTCCATGGTTTCAGAAAAACGTGAGCTGCCCGGTTTTGGTTTCATTAAGAGGCTCATTTTCCGGGGCTTTCGGCTCATTTTTGATAGATTTTTGCAAATTTACGGGCTTAGTATCTGCTTTTTCGATTTTTGCAGGTTCGCCTTTGGGTTCCAGCAAAAGGTTCATTTGGGCTATCTGTCGCCGCATATACCAGATGTCGGTGGAGAAGAACGGCATATACCAAATGCGATTCTGCGGCCCGGCGGGCAGCAGCCCACGCTTATCATAAGCGGTTGCCGGATTCACAAGGGTGTCACCGATGACTACATATCCAGCGCAGCCCATGAAGCTGCACTGGATGTAGCACATCAGCCCAACGATGAAGTCAATGTCTTGGGCTACGACAAGGACTTTGTTGTGGTAGCAGATATTCCGTCTTTTGCAGACGTTCAAAAAGGCAAGCAGCGTTGCGCCAGCTCCACAGGCCGGGTCAGATACCGAGATAAACCCCTCCATGTCCGGGTGCAGCTTCGGGTCAAACGTGATCTCGGCCATACAGCGGCACACGTCGTAGGGCGTGAAGAACTGTCCGGCGTGGTCATTGCCCAACTCACACATCATGTACAGAGAGCCAAGGAAATCTTGGTCGGGGTTCTGCTCCATGCCCATGACCACCTCGGCCAGCATTTCAGCCATGCCGTCCCGCTCTTTGGCAGAATACTTGGAAACGATGGTCTGGTACATCTTGGTGCGTTCGGCCGCGTTCACCTTGTCCGTGCTGTTTGAGATCTCAATAGCTGTCAGGGTGACGAAGTCCTCCCAAATCTCCCAGCGGCTATGTTTTCCGGTCAGGCCATTGAAGATTTTGAGGAAGTTTTTCTGGTGGTCGTCCCGGATGCTGCGCGTCACTGCTGCCTTTGCCATGGATTATTCCTCCTCGCTGTCTGCCTTGGCGAGGTAGTAACGGCCATCGTAGAAGTCAATCACGCCGGCCGTTTCCAGTTCATCCAGCAGGGCGATGGCCTTTTCTGCGGTCACACCCATCTGCTGTTCCAGCAGGGCCTGCGTGATGCCGTCGTTCTGCCGGGCAATCTCGGTGGCCTGCGTCAGTTCGTCCGAGGTGGGCTCGTCCTCCTCGTCATCCTCGATTTCTTCCAGCGGTTCGGCCTCCCCGGGGAGATTCGGGGAATCAGGCTCATTTCCCCGGGGCGCATCCTGCTGCCCACCGGATTCCGGGATGTCAGGCATCTTGTAGCCGAGGGCTGCCAGCTTGCCGCCCTCAACCAAATCCCGGAAGAAAAACTGGAGCCAGAGGTAGTGCATATTCTTGAAGATGTTCTTGATTTTGTTGAACAGGGTGTCGGAGATCGTGAATGTCTTGCTCATGCGGTAGGTCAGGTTTCCGTCCTTGACGGTGAACAAGATGGATGCGCCCGGCGAGATGTAGTTGTCCTCGGTCGCTTCTTCCAGCATCGGCATCTGCTCACCAACGCCGCCCAGCGGACGGATAACCAGCTTGATGGGATATGCGTTCTTGATGAACACATAGCTCAGGTTGTTGGCCTCGCAGATGCCCTTGAGTTTTTCACGGTAGACTGCGAAACGTGCGGATTCAGACAGAGAATTATCCATGACGAAGCTCCTTTCAAGTAGCTTTTAAGTAGTCGAAAATTTATAGTCGTTCTCCCGGTTCTCGATGGCGGTCAGACCCAGTGCGTAGGCTGCCCACACATCAGCCTTGAAGCCATAGAAGAAATCCGGGGCTTTCTTTGTGCCCTTGCCGTTTTTCAGGTCGTGGGCTGCAAATCGGTCAATCAATGCCCGCCGGATGGCGGTGTCGTTGGCTCGGCTGTCGTGGCAAATGTGCTTTTTCTCCTCGATGCGGCACATCATCCGCACCGAGCACCGGGACGAAAGCACCTGATAGAACCGGCCGATCCAGACCGTGGTGTCGAAAACGTCCCGACCAACGGACATCCCGTAGGAGGCCACCATTTCGATGACCGCCCACCGCCATCCCTGCTTGGCAGCCGATTCCAGCTTTTTCAGCAGTTCTTCGTTGTCGATTTTTCCGAACTCCAGCGGTCGGAGCGTTTTCTGGTCAATCACGCAGTAGCCAGACTGCACATTGCCGGGGTCAATAGCGATGATGGGCATCACAGGTACGACCTCCCAAACTCCTGAATAAACCGGGCTTCCGGCCAGCCGTAGTGTTCCATAGCCTTTTTCTGCGCCCAGCACTTCAGCCGGAGATCAGCATCACGGTTGTTGTGGATGGCAGTCGGGCCGTTCTGATGGCACCACGGGCAAAGCGTCACCCACAGGCCCAAACGCTTGCTCTTTGCCCGGTAGGCACTCCCGAAGTACACCTCATGACGCGCAGTACCATACCGCCCACAGATCAGGCAGACCGGCTTATCATGCAGGATGCTAGGCGCATAACCGTTGGAATCCAGCTTTTCGCCGTACTCATTCAGCGGCATCCGTCTCACCTCCCGTCACAATCCAGACCTTGTGAGAACCCCATCCAGACCACGAAATCGCTTCCGCATGG